ATCTCAAACAAGCAAAAAGGATTGCTTGGAAATATCTTAAACGATTTACAGACCCAATACCAGGAAGAGTCTTATCTGAATCTGAATTATCAGTAACATTACCAAATGGTTCACGTATTGGATTATATGGTGCAGATAACGCAGAAGGCTTACGTGGTATTTATCTTGACGGGGCAGTACTCGACGAATATGCAGATATAGACCCTGACGTTTACGAATCAATCCTTTCCCCAGCACTTATGGACAGAAACGGTTGGGTTGTTTTTAGTGGCACTCCGAACGGAAGAAATGCTTTATATTATAAATTACAAGAGTTAGAACAAGACCCAACAGCATTTACTCTAGTTCTAGGGGCAACTAAATCAGGCATTCTTACCCCAGAACAATTAAAGAAAGCCCGCAAACGTTGCGGTAATGACGAGAGCAAGTATTTAAGAGAATATGAATGCAGCTTCGATAGTTATGCTGGAAAGAAGATTTACCCCGAGTTTAATAGTTCGATTCACATTGCTAAAAGATCTTTGATACCAGATTCGGCAACACATATTATATGTGGAATAGATAATACAGGTCTTAGTCCAGCTTGGGTATTAACTTATATGGATGTACAACAGTTCCGGGTTTTTAAAGAATTTGTATTTCACGATGTAGATATAAGAGATGCAACAGAAGCCGTTTTAACTTGGTGTAATATGAATCTACCGGCACGATGTACCTACAGTTATTATTGTGATCCTGCTGGTAAGAACCGGGATAGTATTAAGATGTCGGCTAAAACATATATTACAATCAAAGCCAGCGAAATGGGGCAAGATGTATTACTTCAAGATGGAGTACAGAATCCTGATATAAGATGGTCTTCAGTAAGAGGTCGTTTGACGCGAGTATTTAACGGCGAACCTGCATTTCTCATTGATCCTTGTTGTGAGAATCTTATCAATGGGTTTACAGGAGCATATGCTTTTAAAGAGATGGTTGGTAACCCTGGGGTATTTTTAAAGAAAGCTGACAAAAGTACAGGATTTGCCGATAGTCAAGATGCCCTCCAGTATATATGTACGCGATTATTTATGACAAATGAAGCTGTTAGGGCTGTAGATATAGAAGAAGATTTTTATGACGAAGACAGTTATTTTGACAATAATATTAATAGAAGCGGTCGGTCTGCTGTAGGGGGATATTAAATGGCTAAGAAAAGTCTTGACTGGTTACTCGATAATATCGAAAAAACTAACCTTGTTGATAATATTGATGAGAATATTATAACTCTCATTGGAGATAGATGTAAGCGAAGTTATGATATTGATGAAGCTTCTCGTTCTGATTGGTACAAGAAAACTGAAGATGGTTTAAAGGTAGCTAAACAGATTGCTGAGAAAAAGACTTTTCCATGGAAAGACGCAGCCAATGTTAAGTTCCCTCTTATTGCTACAGCAGCTATACAGTTCGCAGCCAGAGCTTACCCACAAATAATTAATGGCACAGACATTGTTAAGAGCCAAGTTGTAGGTAAAGATTTAGACGGCAAGAAAGAAGATAGAGCAAAACGAGTTTCTCAACACATGAGTTATCAGTTACTGGAGCAAATGCCTGAATGGGAAGCTGATATGGACCAGCTACTACACGGTCTACCTGTAATGGGAACATACTTTAAGAAAACTTTCTTTGATCCACTTTACCAGCGCAACAGGTCTTTGGCACTGACTCCCTTTGAAGTTGTAGTTAATATGAAGCATAAAGGAACTCTTGATACTTGTCGTAGAATTACTCACAGATTATTTCTATATAAGAACGAAGTTATAGAAAGAGAAAACAACGATCTGTTTACATCTGGCGTTGCTGAAAGCTTTCAAGAGAATGACGAAACAGAATCAACACAAGAGTTATTCTTAGAACAACATTGCTGGTATGACCTTGATAATGATGGTTATGAAGAACCTTATATAGTTACAATGCACTATGATTCTGGTAAAGTAGCACGTATTGTTTGTGCTTTTGATGAAAGTACAGTTGACATTCGTGGTAATAAACTTATAAAGATAACACCAGTACAATATTTTACAAAATTTACATTCATTCCTTCTCCTGATGGAGACTTTTACGATATAGGATTTGCACATTTATTAGGTCCTATAAACGAAACTATGTCAACACTTATAAACCAATTGTTGGATTCTGGGTCTTTAGCTAATACAGGGGGAGGCTTTATTAGTAAGGGACTCAGATGGAACGGCGGAAGGCTCGCTTTTGATCTAGGAGAATGGAAACCTGTAGACACTACTGGTATGTCTCTTAAGGATTCAATCCTACCGCTCCCTGTACAGCAACCTTCTGCCGTTTTATTCCAGCTTTTAGGCTTACTTAACGAATCTGGCCAGAAGCTTGCCGCAGTATCTGATGCAATGTCTGGTGAAATGCCAAGCCAGAATACTCCAGCTACTACGACTCTTGCTACTATTGAGCAAGGTTTAAAAGTATTTACTGCTATTTATAAACGAGTATATCGTGGTCTTAAAGAAGAGTTTAAAAAGCTTTACAGACTTAACAGTTTATATATGGAAGAAGAAGAATATTTTAGAGTACTTGATGGGCAGCAAGTTGCTTTTCGTAAAGACTATGATCTTAACGATTTAGATGTATCACCGGTAGCAGACCCAACAATGTCGTCAGAAGCTCAGCGCTTAGCTCGAGCTAACGCTTTAATGCAGACTTACCAAATTAATCCTACACCAGAAGGTAAAGCCGAGATTCTTCTCCAGTATTATGATTCAATTGGAGTAAAAAATATAGACAAACTCATGCCTATGGATAAGATTATGCAATCTATGCAGAATCCACCACCTGATCCTGAAATGCTTAAGCTCCAGTTAGAAACACATAAAGCTGAAGATGCTGCTGAGATTAATTTAAATAAATCTGAAAACGAATCCAGAGAAAGTCTTGCGCGAATCCAGAAGATGGAAGCCGAGACTGATCTTATTGTTGCACAGACAATGAAAGCTATTGCTGAAGCTGAAGCAGTTGAACCTGGAGTACAATTGCAGCAATACAAAGCTTTTGTTGATGATATGAAGCGCCAGCAGCAACATGAACGTGAACTAAAGAAAATAGGTATAACAAACGAGGAGAAACCTAATGGCGAAACAACTGGAGCAAATACCGAAGGAACTGATGGAGGAATGGCTCCACCACCCGGTGACACTGGAAGTCCTGCAATGCCTCCAGGAAACCCGCAAGCACTTCCAGAATCTGGTGCTGGAGGGGGCAACATTGAACCTCAACTCATCTGAGAATACTGCTCTTAGAACAGCACAGCATCTAGGCATAATTTCAGGATTAAATATACTACTTGAATTGGAATTTAAAGATGGTAAATGAGACACTAAAAATAGTACCAAGAAAAATAATTACTTTAGATGTTACAACATCTTTGGATATCCCATCTGAGAGAGTCCTCCGAGCCGCTCTAGATAGAAATCTCCAAGGCGTAGTTATTCTAGGAAAAGAACAAGATGGAAATTACTATTTTGCATCCTCAATATCAAATGGCGGAGAAGTTTTGTGGATGTGGGAGAAATTAAAAGGCCAACTTTTAGTAGGAAGTGAAGATTGACATGAGTAATAAATTAGTTTACTTTACACAAATATTGTGTTATTAATAAATAAAGGAGTATTACAATGATTTATCCAGCCGGACATAGAGTGCTTGTTAAAGTTGATGAAATCGAAGAAAAGACAAAAGGCGGGATCATTCTAGTTGATGCTGATAAACAGACTGAGGCTAATATTTTTGGTACTTTAGTTGTTGTCGGTCCTACAGCTTGGAAAGCATTTGATGATGGTGAAGCTTGGGCAAAAGTAGGAGACAAGGTTGCTTTTGCTAAATATGGTGGATTTATTATCAATGACCCAGAAACAAAAGAAAGTTTTAGGCTTTTAAATGATGAAGACATTACTTGTGTTATCCGATAAAGGAGAACATCATGGGAATGAGTAATTATTATAAAAATAGACTAGGTACCCCTAAAGAGGAGGCAAAAGAATGGAATCAACAGAAGGAACTCCCAACGAAGGGATTATTATCCCAGGAGAAACAAACTCCAATGCACAAACAGACTATGAAACCAGTGCAAAAGAAAAAGGTTGGAGACCAAAAGAAGATTTTGAAGGTGACGTAGAGGCTTGGATTCCTGCTGAAGAATTTATAAAGCGTCAACCTCTTTTTGATAAGATTAAAAACCAGTCTAAAAAACTTAAAGATCTTGAAAAAACTGTAGAAGCTCTTTCAAAACATTATAAAATTGGTATTGAGCAAGCAAAAGAAAAAGCTATTTCTGAATTAAAAGAAAAACGTAAAGAAGCAATTGAATTAGGCGAGGCTGATATAGTTGAACAGCTTGATCTTAAAATTGACCAAGTAAAACAGATAGCACCACCAGAAACAAATTCAACAGGACTCGCCCCTGAAATAGAATCTTTTATTGAAGACCATAAGACTTGGTTCAATAAAGATCTTGAAATGACAGATTTTGCTGTTTCTTATAACGAGAGCTATTTGAAACGTAACCCTGGTAATTTGGAGAAAAGTCTTGAAGAAACTCTCAAAGCTGTAAAGAAAGCATATCCCGATAAGTTTGAGAATACTCGCCGAAAAACAGCACCCACAGTAGAAGGTGGTGAAGCAATTGAAAAAAGTGCAGGTAAATATGCGTTTTCTCGATTAAACAATGAACAAAAAATTGTGTATAACCAGCTCGTAAAGACTCACAAGCAAATGACACATGATGAATATTTTAAATCACTTGAAGAAGCAGGATTCCTAGATAATTAACCTGGAGGGTTAAATCATGGCAAATGAAAAAACAACACAACGTCCAAAGAGGACACCGCTTGGTGCAAGAAATAGATTAACCTTTGGGGCACAAGACCCTAACTTTGTGTATCGTATTGTAAATGATCAAGATGAGAGGCTTCAGCAAGCCCAAGAAGCAGGATACCAATTTGTTGAATCAGATGTGCCACTTGGTGACAAGAGAGTCGCTGAAGGCGGTAAAGTTGATTCAAGAGTGTCCAAACCAGTAGGAAATGGTGTTCGTGGATTCCTTATGAGAATACCACGAGAATACTATGATGAAGACCAGAAAGTAAAGATGGACGCAGTTGATGAAACAGAAAAAGCCATGAAGCCTGAAAAATCACGAATTGATAAGGCTTATGGAGAAGGCTTAACAAATACCTAAAAGGAGAATAATTATATGGCTAACGTTGGAAATTCAAATACCCCTATGGGATTACGTCCTGTTAGCACTCTTGGTAGTGCTGGCTATATGGGGCGAATCCAAACTTTTGTAGCTCTCGCCGCCGATACAACCGCTATTGGTATTGGTGATCCTGTTGTTATGACAGGTACTGCTGATGCTGATGGTATTCCAGTTGTAACTCGACTTACTCAGGCAGGCACTACTGCGATTGTTGGTGCTGTTGTCGGAGTTGTTCCGAATCCAGCAGATCTTACTCTCAGCTATCGTAAAGCATCCACTCTTATGAAAGTTATGGTTGATACAGACCCTATGACTGTTTATGAGATTGCTGATAGCAATGGTGTACAGACGACTTGTATTGCTGCCACAGATGTTGGTAACAATGCAACACTGTCTCTTGCTACTGTTGATACTACTACTGGGAATGGTAAAACTGTTCTTGGTACGACTATCGGCACAACCACAACCCTCAATGTCAAGATTCTTGGCCTGTCCCCCAAAGTTGGCAATGCCATCGGGGATTATGCAAAGTATCTTGTACTTATCAACAACCACCAGTTCCGCGCTGGTACAGCTGGTATTTAACCTAGGAAAGGAGACTTAATAAATGAGTGCAATTAATACTGGAAGTTTTGCAAAAGCTCTCTGGCCTGGGATTAAAGCCTGGTTTGGTCAGACATACAAAGAATGGCCAGAAGAGTACAAAATGCTCTTTGATGAGGAAAGTTCGACAAAAGCCTATGAGGAAGAGGTAGGTGTTTCTGGTTTTGGACTTGCTGCTGAGAAGTCCGAAGGTTCTGGTATTCTGTTTGATGAAGCATCACAGTCTTTTATTATGCGTTATCAGAATAAAACCTATTCGCTCGGTTTCGCTATTACCCAGGAAATGATCGAAGATAATCAGTACAACCTCTCTGTTATTGGTAAGCAACAGTCTAAAGCTCTGGCCTTCTCTATGAGACAGACTAAAGAGATTCTCGCTGCCAATATCTACAACCGAGCCTTCAACAGTTCATATGTATTTGGTGATGGGGCTACTCTCATTGCTTGTACAAATGGTGGTGGTTCTACTAGTCACCCAACTAAAGTTGGTGGTTCTTTTACAAACGGTCCTGTTGTTAATGCTGACCTTTCTGAAGCTTCTTTGGAACAGGCATGTATCGACATCGCAGGATTCACCAATGACCGTGGTCTTAAGATCAGTGTTATGCCTAAATCACTCATCATCCCTAAAGAGTTGATGTTTGAAGCAGAGCGTATTCTGAAGTCTACCCTCCAGAACGACACAGCCAATAACGCAATTAATGCTTTGCGTTCGACAGGTATGTTCACTGGTGGGGCAAAAGTCAACCATTACCTGACTGATGCGGATGCCTGGTTTATCCGTACTAACTGTCCAGATGGCATGAAGTATATGAATCGTGTTGATACTGAATTTGGTATGGACAATGATTTTGATACCACCAATGCCAAGTTCCGTGCTCGCTTCCGTTGTGCCTTTGGTGTAACCGATCCTCGTGGTATTTACGGTTCTCCTGGAGCTTAGGTAATTAAAAGTTGTTGATTTAATAGGGCTGGAGAAATATTCTCCAGCCCTTATTTCTAACCCAAAGGGGTAATAAATGAAACTAAATCTTGGAAGCGGAAGTTGCCCGTTAGAGGGCTATATTAATTTAGATGGTAAAGATGGATATAGTATTTTTCCGTTGTATCTATCTCAAGTGTGTACTAGTGATAAACCTGTTATCGATGAAATAAGAGCATCGCATGTATTAGAGCACTTTGGTCACAGTCAATCTATCGAAGTCCTTGCAAATTGGATTGAGAATCTCAGTTTAGGAGGTATACTTAAAATAGCCGTACCTGATTTTGATGATCTTATTAGAAGATACAATCTCGGCGAGAAATTGAACTTTGAAGGCATCATTATGGGTGGGCAATGTGATGAAAGAGATTATCATAAGTCAATATGGACAGCCTCTAAGTTAAGAATGATTATGGAAGGATTTGGTCTTAAAAATATACAGACCTGGCAGAGTGAAATTATTGACTGTGCTTCTTATCCATTTTCACTTAATCTTATGGGGGTTAAATTATGAAAAGATTTTATAGAGCCTCAATTTGTGCACTTGATAAGATGGAACTAATTGAGATAAAAATGGACATTGCAAATTATGTAAATTATTTGGAACTTAAAAACGCAATGTTAATCTCTCACATAAGGAGTCTTAACACGCCGCAATCTGAACAGTTATTAAAAAAAATGGGGTATGATATATGAAACGAATTGTCGCAATGTGCAGTTGTCCACGTCTTGGGTATATGGATTTTATGGGCCAGTCCCTTGCTGCTTTTGCAGTAAACAATATTGAATATCGAAATTTATATGGTGTCTTTTGGGGTCAGTCATTATCTTCAGGAATGATGACTGCAATGAAAGAAGACTATGATTATATAATCACTACTGACTACGATTCTCTATATAATAGAGAGACTGTGGCTCAGCTGGTGCGACTCATGGATCAGAACCCTCACACAGATGCTATTTGTGCTATGCAGATGGGTAGATTCTCAGGGTTACTTTGTACTACTGAATCTGGAGAATTAACTTTTGATGAATTAAGAAATAAACCTCTTATTCCAATTGTAACCGGTCATTTTGGTCTTACTATCTTTAGAGTATCTTCATTAAAGGAAGTTAAGAAGCCTTGGTTTTGGTCGAGACCTGATGAAGATGGAGAATGGAATCGTGGTGGTGGTAAGCTTGATGAAGATATTTTCTTTTGGGATAATTTCAAAAACTCAGGTAAACAATTATATCTTGCGCCAAGATTGGTGATTGGACATATGGAATTATTAATCAAATGGCCAGATGCAAATCTTGAAGGTATTTATGAAACTACTGGAAACTACCAAGAATTTGGACCACCCGCTGATGCTTGGAAATAATTGTAAAATTATATGTTTACAATTATAATAATTTGTAGTATAATAAATTAAATATTAAACTAAACCCCACTGAGGGGCGAAATCCACGGAGGATATTAAAATGGCACTAAAACCTGGTAATGTAATTCAAGCTAAAACCGGAACTATTGAACGCACAGATACTACTGCTAAACAATTGTTCACACTCCCGCCTAATGCTGTGATTATTGGTATTCGTGCCTTTGGTCCAGTATCAGAAAATGCGTCAACTCTTACAATGGCCGCTCAGCCAACAGATTCAACTACCGCTACAACTTTTGCTACTATTGACGGTACAGCATGTGCTGCTGGAGAAAATGATGCCGCTACATTAGCAGGTGCGGCTTTTACTCGCCAAGCAAAATCTGTGTATGTAACTGGTAAATGGGAAGAAGCGACTACCAACACTTCCACATCTGGTGGCCCATATTCTGTTGTTGTTGAGTATCTATAAGGAGTAAATTATGGCAAACTCAATTACAACTACTTATTTGATGAATGGGTCAAAGTATTTTATTGCTAAGATCGACTTCATTTGTGATACTACTGCAGAATTGACAGCTGTTGATGCTATAGCTATAGCATCTTTGACTGGTCTTCCAGCAAAATTCAAGATCCGAAATATTTCTTGGCAGTTGTCTGATTTTTATGTCAAGATGTTTTGGGATGCAACAGCAGATGTTCCAGCTATTACACTTAACCAGTATGAAGGTGACATTGATTTCTTCTGCGAGATTGGCGCACCGTTGATTAATAATGCTGGTGCAGGCGTTACTGGTAAATTACAATTAACAACAGTCGGGCTTAAAGCTGGGTCTGGTGGTACAATTTTTATTAAAGGATACCACTAATGTCATTAACATTAGGCACAAAAGATCATCTTGTATTAGGTGACTATAATGCTATATGTGACGTTTGTGGATTTAAATTCAAAGCAAGTGAACTTCGCCGTCGCTGGGATGGATATATGGTCTGTTCCAGCGACTATGAACAACGTCACCCTCAAGATCTTATCAGATTAAAGCCTGACAGACAGGCTGTCCCTTGGGCTCGTCCAGAGTCACCAGATACATTTAGAGTTCCAGCACCAGCTGATCCTAACTCCCTATAGGAGTTTTAAATGCCAACATCAGGTATATCTACTTTTATAAATAATAGAGACTCTATTGTGCGCAGAGCATTACGCATTGTTGGGGCGTTTACATCTACAGATATTCCACGTCCAGAACAATTAGTAGATGCTATCCAGATTCTCAATACTATGCTTAAAACTTGGTCTACAGAAGGTTATCTTTGGTTGCGTCAATTTCATCCAGTTACACTTATAGCAGCCACTAATAGTTACCAACTTGGGCCAGCAAGTCCTATTCCAATGGACCGTCCTGTGCATGTGTTCAATGCTAATCGGAAAAGCGCTTCTGGAAATGAAATTCCAATGATACAACTCACTCGCTCAGAGTGGATGACAATTCCAAACAAAACAACTCAGTCAACACCCGTTCAATTTTATTATGATGCTCAAACTGTAAATGGAGTTCTTTATGTATGGCCTATGCCACAAGTAGGCACAACAGATACATTAGTTCTTGATATAGATCGTCAGTTAGATATTATGGCAGATAATCTCGATGACTTTGATTTTCCACCACAATGGTACGATGCTATTGTTTATTCTTTAGCAGTTCGGCTCGCCCCAGAATACGGTATGCCGTTATCAGAAAGACAACTACTACATCAAGAAGCAGCGGCATTTCTTGCGTCGGTATCAAACGATGACCGTGATCTTGGATCAATTCATTTTGAGGTGAGAAGATGAGTTATGGAAAATCGATAGACTTCCTATTTAACCAGATGCGTAATAGTTCCTTGGGTTCCTTAGCAGGTGGTTGGTTATATTTTTATTCTGCTGGTACAACCTCTCTAAAAGATGTCTATTTAGATCGAGAGATGACACAAGTGGCGGCAAATCCTTATCAGATGACTGCTGATGGGACCGCTGAGTTGTTTGGTAATGGTATATACCGGGTGGTCGTAAAGTCTTCCGCAATGGTTATTATTTACGACTATGATAATGTGGAAATAGAACCAAGTGTTGTGTTGGATACTATGAACACAACACTTGTTGATGCTTCTTTTGTATCCCAAGCATTGGTGTTACCGGATGTTACAGACCAGATAATCATTAGGGTTGATGCGACTGATAATTCAGTAGAAATATTACCTACGGTTGGGTGTGATTTTTATGATGGCCAACAAATATTTCTGTATAACCAATGGGAATCAATAAAGTTCCACAAAATCGGATTAGTATATTATGTGGTATAACTGATGCCATCTTACAAGTTCAACAAACCATACTACAATCTCGCTTCTGAAGCCAATGAATTAACATTGGAAGAAGCGAATAATGTATATTTTGAGGCAATGCCTACAGGTGGGTTTGCCATCCGTAGAAGGCCGGGGCTAAGATTAATAGACTCCAAACAAACTAAAAACGGTCAGGGCCTATATTGGTCGGACCGTACCCAATCATTGTTTTCTGTATGTAACGGTAGTGTTTATAGGTATGTAGCAAACGGTGGTACCGCAATAGATTTTGGGTCGGTGATAGGTGATACCCTACCGGCGGTGTTTGCGGAAGGACAAAAAATTAATGCTGATCTTATCACTTATATTGCTACTGGTGGTAAGTTAGATTATATGGATTTTAACCTTGGTATGATGCAAGTACCAATAGACATAGACACACCATCTTCAACATTTGTTGCATGTATGAACAATAGATTTTATGCCAACGATATTTATCACGATCAAGATTTTAGAATCACCGACTACAACCCGGACCCGGCAGTAGAAGTATTGGATGCTTTATATTGGTCTTCTGCGTCTAACCCTTTTAGAGCATCACAAAAACCAGATCCACTCTCCGGGATTTATTCTGCTTGGAATGAAGTGTACCTTTGGGGTACGATGGCTTGTGAGGTTTGGCAGGAGGATGGTGTAACCCCGGTGTCCCCTCTTGTGGGTAGTATTATTGAAGCAGGATTAGCCGCACCCTATTCGGTCGTGTTGGCTAATAATACGATGTTTGCTCTTTCCACCATCAATGGTAAACGGGCTGTCATAATGCTCCAAGGTAGAGCACCACAGGTTGTTTCTGAGGCCATAGCAAGACAATTACAGGACATTGATGTAGTATATGATGCTATTGGTAGTCTTTGCTTTGTTGGTGGATTAAACTTATACATCCTTACTTTCCCAACAGCTAACCAGACATGGGTATATGATTTTAAATCCGATACGTGGAGTCAGTGGAGTCAGTGGGATTTGACCACCGCAGAGCACAACCAGTTTCTCGGTAAGTTTAGTGTTTACGCAAAAGATTGGAACTCACATATAGTACAGGCCGCAGACAGTTCAATCCACGAAATTTCACGAGAAGTGTTTACTGATAACGGTTCCCCTATCCGTTCCTCAGTAAGGACTGGATGGCTTGATCATGGTTCATGGGATAGAAAACGTAGCAATCAGTTATTAATAAAACTCAAAGGTTACAACCCCACCCCGGCAACCCTATTAGTACGGTGGAGAGATGACGGTTTTAAAGAATGGCAAACAGCAATTGAATGTAATATCCAAGCCAATAGCCAGAACGACCACTATATTAAGTTAAACAGAATGGGTATATACCGTTCCCGTCAATATGAATTCATCATGACTGATGCCGCCGATCTTGCCCTCATTGGTATGGAAGAAGATGTCACAAAGATGAGGAATTAGAAACTAAGATGAATTTCCCCGTAATCCCAAAACCACCCACTAAGGGTGATGAAAGAGAAAACTATCGTTGGCAGTATATTGTCTGCGAAGTCCTCAATGGTTTACGGGCTATTTTTCTAGAACATAATAAGACACAGGGTCTTGAAATTGCCGATCCAACACAGATTGACGAAGATGGGTATAAACACGTTACTGACATGCAGACCAACAAATGGGAAACCCATGTAGATAACGTCGATGGCAACCCCCATGGTACTGACCATGACATGTTGGACAACATTGAAGTACTCGACCCAACTGATACCAACGCCACACAGGACAAGCACCTTTCTAATCTTCAGGGTAAGGTGTGGGGGGATCATGTCGGTCTGGTAGACGATAACCCCCATGGTACTAACTGGGATCAACTAGAGGAGACTTCTAATCACATACCGTTCAACATCTCCCCCACTGACGTCCCAACTGACGAAGGCACAGTGTCGTGGAATGCTATTCATCATTGTTTAGACGTTGACCCCGGTATCAACAGCACTGTTTTGCAAGTTGGTCAGGAAGAGTGGGTTCATGTAAAGAATATCTCTGGAGTTGATATTCCAGTTAACTCTATTGTTGGTGTAACTGGTGGGAGTGTTGCTGATGACACCCCAACGGTTGACCTAGTATCTTCGTTGTACACAGATGGCATCGCCACAACTCTTGGTATGGCAACATCTGCTATATCTGATGGAGGATTTGGGTTTGTAACAGTTCGCGGGTTGGTGCACGAGTTTGATACCTCTAGTTACGGTGTTGGAACAGTTCTTTATCTGTCTGATACAGTCATGGGCGGGGTGACTGATGTAAGACCTATACCACCTTCCTACACTTTTTCCATCGCCTACACGCTTGATTCAAATGTTGACGGTGTTATTTATGTACGGTTTGGAAGCCCAGACGCGGGTATCATAGCAACGGATGCCGCTGTTGCCTCCCAAGACCCCACAGGTTTTATAAACAACAACGATATTGTCTCAACCTACGATGCTACAGCAAGAACAATAACACTGACGGGTGATCTAAGATATGTATGGCGTGGGCGGGTAGATTCGTTCACATCACCGTGGACTTCACCCGCACATGATACAACTCTTGATACTAACTACTATCTCTACTCTGATGATGGTATAAACTTCATTTGGCACCCAACAGTGTGGGAGTTTAGTGATCTTATTATATCCTATGTCTATTATGGCACAACCAACAAGGTGGCGGCTGTTGAAACACACGGTACTATGTCTTGGCAAGCACATGAGGAGTTCCACACAGTAATAGGTACTTATAAGGTGTCAGGAGCTACTCTTGGAGGTTACACTGCAGGTTCAACAACACTCAAGTACCCAACAGTAAGTTCATCTGTTATAAAAGATGAAGATTTGCTCACAACTTTAGCGGCATTACCTACAGGGGCATACACTCAGCTTTACCTGACCGGCGCAGATGTTAATGCGTTCACAACAGGTGCATCGGCGATAGTTCCTGTATTAACTAACCAGCCTTACTATAACTGGTTTGTCACACCTAACTGGGTTCAGACTCTGATGAGCAACAATAGTTATATGAGCATCTGGCTTGTGGCAGTTCCTGCTACTGCTGATGCGGGTAGCCAAGCTTATCGTTACCTCTGGCTTCAAGGGCAGTCTCAGGGCAGTCTACTAACACAGCAAAACCTATTTCCTCAAGACTTAAATCTTGGTCAATTCGCTAATCTCTTCAAAGAGTTCGTGTTCTGTGCCAAAGTAATTATTCGCTACACAGCAGGTAACTGGTCAATAACATCAGTCACAGCACTAACAGGCAATCGTGTTATCTCAGTTGGGTCACCGTCTGGTGTTTATCTCTCCACCGTAGAACATGACACAACCCTCACGGGATTAGGGGATGTTACCAGTCCGTTAGGTGTGTTACTGACTTCAGACCCAACGCCAGTGGATACCGATGAAGTGGTGTCGCTCCGTGGTACAGGATTGCTCCGTACAACTTGGACTGTGTTGAAGGCATACTTGAAGAGTTATTTTGATAGTTTGTATCCTACCATCGCAACAGCAAGTAACATTATGAAGTCATTATCAATAGTAGGTACATACTATCTAGGGGTAACTAATTCAATTATATTTAATCTTAGTAACGGAACATATACAAATAATAATGTGGTTAGCCCTTCTGGGTTAACAGATGCTTGTACCCTTAATCTTACATCAACATCCTCTGATATGTATCGCACATTAACACTTCCAGCAGGTGCTTCGGCAGTTGTTAGCGTGTGGGTTAAATTAGGCACAACCACTAATTTTTGTATCGTCATTAATAATTCAATCGCGTGGAATACTGTCGGGGGGAAGTGCTTTACGTCTGCCGATGGTCTTAATACATCAACTTGGTTGTTTATCAAGTATGAGTTTGTTGTTCCAGCAAACGGTACAATCAATCTTCATATTGGCGCACATGAAGAAACCATGACCCAACAAATCGCTGGAAGTATATATGCTTGGAATTGGGCTATAACAACACACACAAACTAAAGGAGTTCATCATGGTTTTAGTATTAAGTCCCAACGGGGAATATACCAAGTTAGCAACGCTTGAAGAAGCTCGTACCTCGGCGTTTGTCGCTGGTAAGACAGTTGTTGTTACTACTCCTCAGGTTGTCACCACAGCTATTGCATGGCCAGGAGACAGGGTGTTAAAGTTTGAGGGCGGGGGTTATGTCACGTTTAGCGGCGCAGGTACTCTGACAGGACTCAAGGAGTCGCGGCCTCAATGGTTCAATGCAAAAGGCGATGGCACAACAGATGACACCGCAGCCCTCCAAGCAACATTCAACGCTGCTACGCCCGGTGTCGGCGGCACAATTCCTGTTCATCCTTGGGCGGCAGAGGTGTTTTTCCCCCCAGGAAATTATAAAATTACGAATACTCTGAATGTGCCACGAGGAATATCAATTAAAGGAACTAATGCTCGCACTCATTCAGGCTGTACTATTCAACAGGTTACATCAGACGAGTTTATCTTCGATTTGTACGGAGTTCTTTACGACACAAACCGAAGGACAGCAGACCAAAAAATATCGGGGTTTAAGTTCATTAGCGCGGGAGGAGCAATCAGAGCAATGTCCACCGATTATCCCGGTATAACAATGTCCATTGGCTCACTTACTATTACCGACAATCATTTTATAAATATTGATGGTGGCTACGCGATTTACACCGACGCGCATATTGAAAATGTGAGTAATAATACATTTGATTACTGTGCTATTGGGCATATTAAAGCTGGAGGGGGCCGAATTACAAATAATATGTTTTTTGAGGCTACCAGCGGGGCTATTGTTATCGACACTGATTATCTGCCTACTGACTACGGATATGTCCCCACCATCATAGCCACAAATGAATTTATAGGTAACGGTAGCGCATCGTCAACTGACCCACTAAAAGCCGCCGTAGCTTTTATCGGGTCGTCCACCATATATTCTACTCTGATAACCGGGAACACGTTCAGCGGGCTGTCAACTGGCGCAGGTTCAGTTGGAATACAGTCGTCGGTTAATGTTGGATTTATCGGGCTCAACCTATCTAATAATGTTTTTTCACAATTGGCAGGTAATGCTATCTCACTAAGCCATGTTAAATATTCTAATATAAGTAACAACGTAGTTGCCTCTTGTGGGAATACTGTACTGGGCACAAATGTCATGAACTTTGTCACCGACAGCATTGGGAACAGTCTTGTAAATAACTCGTTTTATAATAACGGGGGTTCGTACAATATAGCATTTGGTGGCACAAGTTCTGACAACTCAATATCACAAACGAAACAGGATGTATATAGGGTTTCGCTCCCGACCGGTACAGCTACGATGGCTGACTATTCCGAGGGAGTATTTACGCCACAAGTTACGTTCGGGGATGTAAATGTGTCAACTACTCCTAGCGACTGCAAATATGTCCGCATGGGGAAAAGCGTTAATATGTCGTGTTCGGTGGCTTTTAATAGAGGGACGCAAACAGGGACAATGAAGATACTTGGATTTCCTTTTACATTAGTCGGACTTAACAGATTGGATATTATTTCAGGTATAACCATTCCGACCGGATACAGTGGAATGTTTTTCAATGGTAGTGATACAACCTGTTATTTTTGCGGACCTTCAGGTCCTGCTACAGTGAACGAGTCGAACGTGACTACGGGGACTTTGCAAATCAATTTCAACGGTATACTATAAAAAGGAGTCTAAACAAGTGGCACCAATACTACAAGTTCTATGGATAATCTGCATTACGGTACTCTGCATCTGCGTGGTGATGATCTACAAAATATTGCAAGATTGCAAACAACGGGCATTGCGACGCAAGCGCCAACTGGAGATATATAATGCCCGAACAAACAGTAGCTGTTCATCCTGTTGATTTGTGGACAGCATTAGGTGCCTCAGTCACTATGATTGCTGGCTTGGTGACTTATATATGGACACGACAAAACAACGATATAAAAGGAATTTCAGATGATGTTAAACTGGCTCATTCGCGCTTGGACTTGGGTATTGGAGAGTTTTCAGATATTGGTGAACAACTGGTCAAGATTGGTGAACAACTTAAAGCTCTGGAAAAAGAAGATTTATATGAAAGTCAGGAAATGGATCGTCTTGACTTGGACATTAAGTTGCTGAATAACCGTCTGCTCGTACTTGAAACTGAGCATAAGAATTGTAAAGCAAGACTATAAGGAGTTCTTATGAGTATACTAACAGACATAAGCAGTGGGGCAGTCGGCGGCCTTCTTGGTGGCGTGGGACAACTTGCCAAGGATATCAGGCAAGCTATTACTGGCGACTTACCCGCTGAGAAACAAGCCGAAATAACTCAGAAGTTGATGGAGTTAGAAAATGCCGCAATGTCTGCCCAGACAACCATTAACCTTGAGGAGGCAAAGAGTGAGCACTTATTCGTTTCTGGGTGGCGTCCTTTCGTTGGCTGGGTATGTGGTTTTGCTCTGGCTTACGTTAGTATTTTTGAACCTTTTATTAGTTGGTGCGCTCGGCTTGCTGGGTCACTTGTCGTATTTCCACAAATCGATACTACTATCACGATGCAGGTATTGGTTGGATTATTGGGATTAGGTGCTTATAGATCATATGACAAAGCACAGTCACCAGCACCAAAGGGGAAAGAATAATGCCAAGCTTCGGAAAGATCTCAAAAGAGAAACTTGCCACTTGCCACCCTGACCTGCAACGCTTGATGAACGAGGCTATCAAGTACGTTGACTTCTCAGTAACATGCGGTTACAGAGGACAAGCTGAGCAGGACGCGGCATTTGCTGCTGGGAATAGTAAACTCAAATACCCACAGGGCAAGCATAACAAAACTCCCAGTGAGGCAGTAGATGTTGCACCGTATCCGCTTAACTGGAATGATGCAGAGGCATTTACCTTGTTATCTGGCTTTATCCTTGGGGTTGCCTGTATGATGGGTATCAAGATCAGGCTCGGAGCAGATTGGGATGGGGACTTCAACACACTGGAACATAAGTTTAAAGACCGGCCACATATTGAATTAATATAATTGTACTTATATATTACAGTATGTTATAATATAAATATGATAATTCTTTATCTGCCAAAATATAACACACAGTTTGATGATCCTTGTTGTTACCCATTAGGATTTATGTATGTTTCTGCTTTACTAAAACAAGTGTATGACGACGTTAAGGTATTAAATTATAACTTGTTTGATTATGATCTTTCTGAAGAGTTAAAAGGCGCAACTGATATATTTTTTACTGGGTTTGAAGAGTTTGAAAAACCTATAAAAGAAGCGGCAACTATAGCAAAAACTGCTGGTGTAAAGACTCATCTTGGTGGAGCAATAGCTACATACATCCCCAGTATAATGAATGGTTATATTGATTATATTTATACCGGGGAGTTTTGTGAATTAATGCCTATTGATAAAAACCCTTGGCCAGACTATGAGGGGTTCGGTATCAATGAATATCATAGAAGGCATAATACTCGATATATGGGTGTTTTAACAAGTAGGGGTTGCCCGCATAAATGTACATTTTGTAACTCTATTTGCAAATATCGTTGTCGCAGTATAAGCGCTGTAGAACAAGAGGTTGATTATTATCTCAGTAAATATAAAACCGAGATGATTGTTTTTAATGATAATACCCTTAATGCAAGTAAAGGTCGATTTAGAAGAATCTGCGAAATGATGAATGGCAAAGGCGTTGCTTGGTCAGCGGCATTACGTCTCGATAATATAGATGAATCTCTAGTAAAACGTGCTAAAGACTCTGGACTAGTTTATGCTGTTGTTGGTGTTGAATCTTTCCAGCAAGAGAAACTTGATAAGATGAATAAACAAATTACGGTTAAAACTATGGAAAACTCTCTTGAGTTGTTGGAGAAATACCAGATAAAATATCATGGGAATATAATAATGGGTTTTGATGGGGAGACAGAACAGCAGATTGCTGATGAATTTGAAGATCTTAAGAAACGTCCATGGAATGTCTTTCCAGTATATCTTCAAAAATTTATTGGTGTTAAGGCAAGTCCTTCTGGTAATTACGAACTTTCTAACCAATTTAAAGAGCACATATATTCAAAAGATATGTACTGTTACCCGGGGGTATTGTGATAAAGTTTGCCACAACAAAAGAAGAAATTAGAGAAGTGGCTTATATAGCATATAACTTCAGTAATGAATCGGCGCACGTTAAAATTGATCCTGAAGTTCCAGCAAAATCTTACTGGGATATGATCCAGAACGGTAATGCTGAAATGATGATGCTTATGGAAGATGATAAGTGTGTTGGTGGTCTTGGTTGTATTAAATATCCAGATCTTCATTCAGGAGAAATGTTTGCTGTAGAAACATTTTGGTATGTTCTTCCAGAGCACAGAGGCATGGGATTAAGTTTACTAGAAAGATTTGAACAATGGGCTACTGATAATGGATGTGTTAAATGTGCTATGATCCATATGGTCGATTCGATGTCTTCTGCTCTTGAAAGGTTATATCGGATGCGCGGTTATAAACTTGTTGAAAAACATTATGTAAAGGAGATATAATCATGAGTATTGTATCTGGTACAATAGGCGCCGTTAGAAGTAGCAATGCAACAGAAGCAGCAGCAGATACAGCGGCAGCAGCTTCTGATAGAGCATTACAGTCAACACAAGAAATGATGTCTCCTTACGGAAAAATAGGAGCTCAAGGACTTGCTCAGTTATATGGTACTGATGTTGAATATATTGATCCTCAGACCGGGGAGAAAAGTACTTATGCTGGGCAAGGTGGTGATTATAATTTAATGCAAGACCCATATACTGGGCAGACAATGCAGATGCCCAGTTATCAACAAGAATATACTGATAAGCTTGGCGCTTATGAAGAAGACCCTGGAACTAAAGCACAGCGAGCATTAGATACAAAAGCTATGGCTCAGCAAGAGCAACAACGAGTTGGTTATTCAACTCCGGGTGCATCAGCAGCTCGTTCGGCCGAGCTATCACAGAAGTATGACGTCAGTGGATATACTACGTATAAGAACGACCTTGCTAATAGATATAATGCTTTACAAGGTGAATTTGCAAATAAGCGTTCATTGACTGCCGATAAGTATAATCAACTTACACAGAAAATGAATCTTGGACTTGGTGCTACTAGTTCTCTTGGTGCTGCTGGTCAAACAAATGCTGTAAACCAAGCGCAAGCTGCACAATCAGCAGGACAATCACAAGCTGCATTATGGTCTGGGTTAGGGGCTGCATCTGCAAATACAGCAAGTACTGCTATTTCAGGATATAATGCTGGAAAAACAGCAGGTCTTTGGGGTGCCACCAGTACAGCAGCGCCTGCGGCAACAGCAGCATATCAAGGGACAATGGTTGAATCTGCGGCACCTGCATATGAATGGGCGGCAGCACTTTAAAGGAGATTATTATGGCTTATGTTGACCCATGGGGTGGGTATAATGAAGGAATGAGAGGGCTGGGGCAGACTTTCACAGACTTATCAACACAAAAACGTCAAGAAGAATTGGGCAAAATGGCCAAGGCTGAGTTTGATGCTAAGATGCAAGATCGTGCTAGGGAATCAGAAACTAGGCAAGGGCTTGCAAATATCTATGCTCAAGGGAAAGAGACTACAACCATCCCAGAAAAGTCTGCTGCTGAAGTTATGAATGAGCCTGGGTATAATCTGTCCCAGGAATTGCCACAGCCACAATCAGCTCAACAGGTACCAACCTATTCTCCACAAGAGCTACAAGCCAAAGCTGCTCAATATATGACGGAGCGTGGTGACTGGGCAGGGCTGAAGGGATTAGAATCTTCTATGGATATAACTGATAAACTTAGTGAAAGGGATAACAAACTTTTAACTAATATATCATCAAAGGTTGCCCAATTAAAAGGTATGGGATATACCGATGTAGATATAAAAAATGATTTGAAAAAACAAGTGGAGAATATCAATCGGATGAGCGGCAAGCAAGTCTTTGACCCAAATGCAATAGACAGATTGATTTTCAGTCAATCCGGAAATATTACATATCTACCCGCTCCAGATGGGAGCACAGTTGCTGTTATAAAAGGGCAAGATGGTTCTATAAAAACATTACATATGCCAAAGCAAAAAGCTGAAAAGCAATATCTTTCAAGAACACGACCTGAAGGGCGAGTAAATGTATTTGAAGAATCTCAAGATGATGGTAAAACTTGGAAAGAAATTAGTCGTGGAGAAAAAGATAGACCTGTCCAGGTTAATACTGGAAGTAACAAAATAGATTCTATTGTTGCAAGAGAAGCTGTTAAAGATTTACCTAAACTGAGAACCCAGGCAAGAATTGCAGAAGCTTCAGCAAGACGCCTTGACCAAATGTTACCTCTTGCTGAAAAAGGAGCAGCAGCTGGTCTTGGTGGAAATGTACTGGCTGGAATTGGCACTTTGTTTGATACACAAGCTACTTCAGAAGCTTCCTTATTTCAGCAGATGGCAAAGATGGGCGCTGGACAATTACGAGCAACAGTCATTGGCCCAGGGCAAGTATCTAACTATGAGAATCAACTTCTCCAGTCAATAGCTGGAGGGGGTAACGCAGCAAGATCGGCGACTATTAATCTTCTCAAGTTCTACCGTAAAGAAGCAGATAATACAGTGGCTAATTACCATGATGCGTTATCTGCTGCGGATATTGTGACTGACGGCAAGGCATCCAAAGGTTTTGGCAAATTATCTAAAGAAACTACTACAAATGCTAAAGGTGCTCCTACTAAAGGTACAGTTGTAAAAGGGTATATTTTCTTAGGTGGTAATCCAGCAGACAAATCGAGTTGGAGGAAGAAATAATGGGCGCACCTTGGGAAGATTATGCTACTGAAAGTGGGCCTTGGGATGCTTATGCTAAGCCTAAAGGGATTGAACCTTTCGAGGGTGATCTCGCTGTAGGCTCGCCTAAACATCGCCGGGATATGGAACAATTTATTCGTAAAGAAGGTAAACGTGATATAAAGCGTGAGTTTACTCGTGCTTTACCTATGGTCGGGCAAAAGATAGATGAAGCTTATAATGGCACATACAACGACCCAGTTCGTCCAGATCGCACAGTAAATAGAATACTTGGCCCAGATTTAGCTCCGAGCACAGGCGGAGCAATGGTTAAAGGTCTTTCTCAATTTGTTACTGATCCTGAAAGAATAGACCGTAGTATTGCTGGTGCAATTGAATTCCCAGCAAAAATGGCAATAGAACTTGGTCCTGATATTATTAAAGGATTGAGTGGTAATTTAGATGCAAGTAAACGATTACAAGAAAACATAGGAGGAATGACAAACTTCACAGGTATCCCCGATATTATGGAAGGGAATATTACTACTATGCCAAAGGCTCGTGAAGCTTGGCAAGAGTCTCCTCTTGAAAGTGCACTTATGATGTATAGTGCTGGCCGAGGAGTTAAAACCATATCAGATACAACAACTCGTAGTTTAGGAACAGTAGCTAAAGCTGGAATACGAGCTATGACTAAACCTGATACTGCGGCAGATCTTTATCGTTCAGCCCTTAAACCAACAAATGTTCCAAGCAAACAAGTTGCTGTAAATGCTGCTATTGAACGTGGACTCGATACAGGAACAGTAGTAAATCGCTCAGGCACTGGGTTAGAAAAAGTGGTTGAAAGACTTGACGCTAAAGAAATGGAATTGCAAGGCATTCTTGAACCATCAACTCAGTCAATTAATGTAGGAGCTCTTGATAAATCTCTTGATGGATTGCGTAATGCTGCATTTGATGATATTATGAATCGCGACACAATCCATAATGCTGCAAATGAATATATCCAGTCAATGAGAGAACATCCTACATATAATCCAGCTACAGACTCTGTGCCTATCCAAACGGCCAATACTATAAAGCGAAAATTATATAAATCCCTCAGTAAAAATAGTGCATATGATACTGGTCAAATTCTTGCTGGAAAAGGTACAGCGGCTAAAGCTTTTGCCAAATCTATTATGCAATCAATTGAAAATGCTATCCCTGAGATAGGCCCTTTGAATAAAAAACTTGGATCAGACCTTAATCTCCAAAAATATTTGTCACGAGCAGTTGCAAGAATACAGAATACTGATGTGCTTGGAATTCGTGCAAGACTTGCTATTATAGCAGGTGTTGCGGCTCCTAAGTATGTAGCAGCATCTCTTGTGTCCGCTATTATTGATAACCCCAGTTTTAAATCTCGTATGGCCATTGCTTTACATAGAATTCACAAAGGAAGATTATCAACAAAAGCAACCAAAGAACTTATTGACGAACTCCCAGTACGCATACTAAAAGCTGCTGAAGAAGAGCGAAGAGCATTTAACCCAGAAACCCCAGGACAACCAGATATTCGTAATGTCGGTGAAACCATACCAGGGCGTAATGCTTATGACCAACCTTCATTGGAAGAAGGTGGTATGCCGGGGTTCCGCAGCGGAACCCCTGAAGGATTTAATCCCGAAGTAACTCCAGGTAAACAATCCAGTTATACAGATCAGGAGATGGTGCCTCAGGGCAATACAAACGTTGATCTTATGTCAATGACTACCAAACTTAAAGAACTTGGTTTTACTGATGAGCAAATAGGTGAATTTATCCCTAAAGCAATGAAAGCTGGAGCACCAATTGCAGCTGTTACTGCGTATCTAGTAGCCGATGATGAGACAAAGAAACGAATGTTGCAAACATTACCAATGCTTGCGATGATTGATCCTTATGCAGTAAAAGCTAACCCCGGGAAAAATAGTATTTTTAAAAGAGATGTTTATGCAAAAGAATTGCTCAATGGACAAGGTACTAAAGAACCTTGGATGAAGCATGCAAATAACTTTCCACCACCAGAAACTTATGGGATAGATGTTAACCAGACAACTAAAGCCGGTCATACTTCACCACATATTTTTACTGATATGGATATTTATGGTAATCTTAAGACAGGGGAAGGTGCTACTTACTATGGTCCTGGTCATTACAGTCATACTAATGAAAGTATAAAAAGCAATTACACTCGAACATTATCACCAAAAGCCGCCAAACGAACATTCATGAAAATAAATGATGAACTGATCGCTGCATCACCTTTAGACAAAAGTCTTCATGACAGTATCAGTGAAGTTAATAAAAAAAGAACACTTGAATATTTGGCTCCAATAGCAGATATGCCAGAAGTATGGCGTTATTGGAAAGCCCAAACTATGGGCACCGCGAGTGGAACATTTCAGTTAAAGAACCCGCAGTCATTTCTTTATCTTACTCACCAATCATCTTCTGGGAATGTAAATGCTGGTACTGGAAAATGGAGAATAAAAATCCACGAAGGGTCTCGTCATCTTTTATCCCCAGAACAAAAATATTTTCTTGATTCTTTTGTTAAAAAAGGTAGAGTGTCTGTTGATAAAGATTTATCTTTAAGAGATGCTGCTGAAAAAATGTTACAGATAGATAAAGATCTAATGGAACTTCCTGGAAATAAACCTTACGAATTAAAACCTAAAACAAGTTCTGATGGTAGATCGGTAATGCCTGATACATTTGATGTTAGACATCCCGGGGCTGGGGTAATGACTGGTGGATTTAGAAATGCCATTTACGCTGAGAACCTAGAGCAAGCAACACAGAAGTTTCTTGATAGAGTAGAGCAACGAGCAAAGCTATCAAGAAACCCAACAGTTGAAAAAGCTAATGTTAAAGAAGAATTAGAAAACTTAGGTTTTATAGTAAAACAACGAGCTATTCAGTATGAAGAAACATTACCTAATGAACAGCTTTATGCTAAGTGGGATAAACCTTTAAATGAACAACCAAAGTATGTACAAGACAGATTGCAGCATCTTTATGACCAACTAGCACCACCAAATAATCCATCAGCTTTTACTTTTGATAAAATATTTACAGGATTAACTCGTAAATTAGGTTCAGATGTTAAAGCCTCAAGATATCTCGAGTCGTTAGGCTTAGCTGGGTGGTCGGTGCCTGCTGCTAACTTGTCAAATCCTAAACCGTATCGGAACTTTATTACTGTAGCAAACGATCTTGTTAATATTGATAAGATTTCCAGTATAGCTCCGATCGTAGGACTTACTGCTGCTGAGCTTTATAATTTGTTACTTGATCCAAGTGATGATGCTAAAAAGACTTTAGCAGGGTTACCTATTATGATGGGGATGCTTGCTAGCGGTGCTAAATCTCAATCTCTCAAGCCAGCAGTTATTCGTAAAGGAGAAGTCCTCACAGCACCATTGGGCAAGACTCACTACGATGTCAAAGAAATTGCCAAAGGCATTGATACTTCAGGTACTGAGAAGATAGTCGGCTTTGTTACTCCCGATGGGAAGTTCCTTGACCGTAAGCAATCTCTGGAATGGCTTAAAGAAAATGACTCAGAGGCTTACCGCAAACTGGATAAAACAACCAGAGAGAAGGGGCTTGAGTCAATGTCCTATGCGCATGTGAAAGGCGCAAGTAAATCAATAGACGCAGAAGCTAATGCTTTTATGAAGCGTCAGTTTGGCTCAAAGTAGTAATTTGCTTTTCTAATTCTAGTAACTCTTTTTTGTAATGCTCTAGAGCATCTGACATGTATTCAATCTGTTCCAGTAAAAATTGTTTTTCTTCATTAAGAGAGGTGATTGCTATTTTGCTTTCGCCTTTTTTATTTTCCATCGTAGCCCTCCTGTTATAAATACAATGCTGCAATTTTATTAAATTCATTTGTACCGCGTTCATATATTTTAACCCCTGATTTAATAATTGTAACTTGTGTTGGAGTATAATCGGGTTTAACAACGACTGTACTGTAAAATCCTTTGTGGGATTTATTACAAAATACTCTTTTCCTCCATGCTTGGGATGTCTCGTTATCTCTCCTTACTAGTTTCTCATTACAATAAGGACAGAATCTAACAGGTAGTTCTTGAACTTCATCTTTAGAGCATTTATGCCATTTATAACTCACAGCACAACTCCCTGCATGACATTTTGCATCTTTCCTACCTTTTAATATTGGCTCTTTACACCATAGACAATTTTTCATCTTTTACAATGTAGACACGGAGATTCATTTTTCATAACTTAGGAACCTCCTGTAATTCTTTAAGTATCGCCTTAGCATAGTTACCGCGAGTGTCACCACCATAATGATTAAGTGCTACACGTATATTCTTTTTAGTACCCACAAGCTCTTCAAGTATATCTTCAGCCTGTAATGCTTGGCCTTCAGCATCATGAGGAACTTTACCCCAGTGAGCAGGATTTACTTGAAATGCTCCATCGTGCTGTTTCTTATAACCTCTATTGCGAATATGAGAATTACCATCACTTTCAACAACAGCGATTGCAGCAAGCAGTCTTGGGTTTTTGGTTTTAAGTACAGCATCAGCCATTTCCTCTGGTGATCTACTACCTTTATTTTTAAAATGAATAGTAAATGCCATTTTTTTATTATGGCAATAGGAGCAATTTTGAATTACTGTTTGTGGTTCATTATCACAAGCTTTTACTGTTACTAAGATGAGCATGCCAAAGACAGCACCTATACTAAATAAAATTATAGACTGTAGGTAACTCCATTTATACAGTCTATTTGGTTTTACAAAAATATTAGTTGTAGTAATTAATGTGTCTGTCAGTGACGGTTTCTGATCTTTTAAGCTTGTTTTAAAATTTACCATTTATGCCTCCTGAGTATTAGTTTATTTTACCCTACCTGCTTATCTCTGGCCCTTCCACAAAATATGATGGAGGAGGAGTCCACATCACTTTTGTACCATTCAAGTCAGCTTGATGTTCATAGGGTAAACTGGTTATTTAATTGTTACATATCTAACCCGAATTTTTCCTTGATAACTGCTACTATCCCAATATGGCAACCGTTGTAGAGTTTTTCAGCAACTAGCAAGGCAACCTCTTTTCGGCCCCGGTTTATCAACACTCCGGCATTCAAAGAAACAGCAGGGTCAAGGCAAACTTGCTGTTCCATGCAAATGAGATTATTGAGGTCAACTTTTGCATCACCTGTTGTCGTCATTTCCCAACAGACAAGCGCATCGTCAACCGCTTGAAAATACGCCTTGTTTTTTTCGCCGTAGTGATAATCGCAATAATCGTTTATGCCTTTTAATAATTCGTTATCACATCCGATTAAACAGCACTTTTGCATAAACCCTCCTTCGTAATTTAACCACCGCACGCATCTGACCAAAGAACGTCAGGTGATGCTTGAACCGTTATGTCACTCTGCAGCCAATACAATAATTTCAGCCTTGAGCAATTCAACAGTGTTGTCGAATGCCCGTTTCAGAAGTTCCGGTGGAATGTCCAAAGGATAAACCGAACCGGTGCGCCCCATGCCAGCCATGACGCAATCAACGATCATATCCAGCACGTCAACGAGGTTCACGTCTGCCGGTATTCCGTCCTCTTGCAGCAGATGGTGGCGGTTAATCTTGCGGTGTTCATCCCACCAGCCGGTCTGTGCAAATCCGGTGATAAAATCAGCGTGGAAGCCATCAATATTGGAAATCTTGTCATGGTCGTGGAGTGCTGCCGACTGGCACAACTTGCCGACCAGAAAGCCGATCCCCTTTTCAACGTCTCCGATATGCTGAACGGAACTTGCCAGAAGTTGATCTCTCGATACCTGCGAAAAGTCGCAACTGCGAGTGTCAGCGGTTTTGCTTTTGTGAATCTCGATCATCTTTCTATCTCCTTTGAAATGGTTTTTCGTGACATAACCCGCGTTCCGACCCGACCAAGAAGCCGGACGGGTCAAACGCCAGCCGTTAGACAACCTACCAGAGAAACATCTGGCAATCTGCGTTGTCGCCTTCATACGCCTTACCGCTAACCCACCAGTCCCACAATGATTCGACTGTCGGAAACTTCTCTATTGCGCGTTCGCCGCCGTTTTTCTTCGGGAGTCCCTTGTATTTGTCGAAGTAGCGTTTAAATCCTCGCTTCCACAACATTTCATACTTCGGCCACCGTTTAAAGTCTCTTGCCATACCAGTTGGCCCCGACATTGGACAGCCAACACAGCCAAGGCGGGTATATCCTTCATCATACAGGCTGCAATATTTCATATCGTTCTGCCGGATGAAGTTCCAAACATCAGCATCAGTCCAGTAGACAATCGGACAAAGGATCGTACCTCCGTTGTTGTTGTTGACAGTTTTCCACAAACCTTTCCGCCGTGGTGACTCTGCCGCACGTACTCCAATAGCCTTAAATTTACCGTTGCCGCCCTGCTCCTTATAAACCTCACAGCACCAACGGATTAAGCGAGTAGGAGGCCCACATGACTTATCCACCATGTATGAGGTTAAATGCTTTCCAACAGAGTGCCACCGTGTTTCAGGATATTCACGTTTCAGAAATTGCACCAATTCAGGCGGGTCAATCGTGACGTTGCTGTAATTGCTAGTATGCTTCACCCCTGCCATTTTAAACAGGCGATCCATTACAATCGAATCTTTCCCGCCAGAGTTGCAAACGTAGAAACCTTCTGCGTCCATGCCAACAGCCATTGACTCAAAAGAACGGATAAGGGCAATCGCGCTTTCAATCTTTTCCGCCAGAGGAACGGCAAGCGCCATCTGATACAGACCTTCCTCGTCTATGTTTCCGTAAAGGTCTTTCATTGTCCCGCCTCGCTCCGTGGCACGTCCGGTTTTGCTTTTGTGAATCTCGATCATCTTTCTATCTCCTTTGAAATGGTTTTTCGTGACATAACCCGCCTGTGGACCGGAACATAAGGCCGTCCGGTCATCGGCTACCCGTTATATTACTCTGCTACATATCTGCGATGCGTCAACATAGCGTCAGCTATTTTATACGACATTTCCGCAACCAGAATATAATGCGGATGGTATTGGCCTGTATCTTCGATTTTCTCCCATGTTGTTTCAGACAAAACTTGCGGGAGTGCGGCAAGTGCGAACTGATCGCGCAGAGTGAGTTTATTTAACGCCAACTCTTTTTCCAGATAAGCAATAGACTGCTCTTTTTGCTTACGCAAAGCCTCTTGTTTGGTGGCACAGTTGTGGAGTTCCGCGATCCCGTATGTTGCCCCGCAATATTGACAAGTGGGGTTTCCGCAATAAATATCCTTCATCCTTCCGCCGTCATTAAACATGCTGTCGCTCCTTACGAAATATAATCACCGCACGCACGGGAGAAGCCCCGTGATGCTTGAACCGTTATATTTTTCCATTACTTACTCCCTTCGTCATAATCAGGATAGACCGACCAGTCACAGTCAACACACTTCCAACCATCATCATCTTTGACGACCCATGCACCACATTCAGGACATTCGTCCTCATCGTATTCAGGTGGGCTCATGTTATCATACGCTCTTTGACATTGTGTAAAACTAGCCATAGTTTCTCCTTAAAGATTAAAATCGATTCCAAAATCTTCAAATAATAACATTGTTATTTGAGCTGTTATTGTTGAATAAAACTTGTCTTTGTTATCTCTACTTTTGTTTCTTTTATCATCTGACCCAAAACCTCTGATATTTTTATTTCTTGATATAGTTTTTAATGTACGATAAAACTCATCTTTTGTAAATCCATGAGAAGTTACATATTCAGTAATAGTGTTTTTATATTTATCATTTACCAGAATTTTTATTTGTTCCAATAGTGTAATTTCTTTTGGTTCTAATTCTGGCATTTCACAATACATATTACTAATGGCAATGCAAACAATATCTGTTGCTGAACGATTATAATACTTCTCAAGACGTTTTATTTGATTTATTGTATTTTCCGGTAGTCGATATGTTTTCGATATTGTTTCCATCTAAGCCTTCCTATTAGTTATATCGTTTGTGAGCCTCTGGAGAGCTCATAGATCGTATGAATAACGACCCTGAGCACCTATTATATGAAGATTTTCTTTAGTTCGTGTAACACCGACATACCAAACTCTATGCTCTGAATCTGCATCTATATTCATTGCATCCCACGTAGTAAACGAACAATCGGTTAATAGAATAACATTATCAGCTTCACCTCCTTTAACACCATGAATGGTGTTAATATGTATTCTTGGTCTTTCAAGACTTTCACCTCGCCTTAATAAACTGATGTATAGTTCTCTTTTCTCAACACTTAGCTTTGTAAACGCTTCATGCCAAATAATAGATTTATCTTTAGCATCAGTAAAATCTTCTAAAAATAACCATTGCTTTGGTGTTAATGCTTCATGTTTGCGTTGAGCTTCCCACAATCTTATTGCTTTAATATGAGTACTGTTGATTCCTTGCTCACCTTTAATTGTATAATTAAAACCCTCAGTTTGTGTAAATTTTACTAATTGTGGTAATAAATATCCATTTCTAGCAAGTAATAACCAAGAACCATTGCTCATATCAATACCCTGCAAGCTTCTCCAATATTCAACATTTCCTTCTGTATTCTTTGCTAAGTAGTCTTTTTTTGTTCTATGTTTGATCTTACTGGATATGCTTTCGGCCAAGCTGTGAACTGTTTTTGGTATTCGATAAGATTGACGAAGAACTTCTTTATTCCCATTAAGATTTTGGAAATACTCAGTATCAGCACCTGACCAGTGATAAATGGATTGGTCATCATCACCGGCGATATATAGTCTCTTTACATTACTAAATACCTTTTCAATAAATTTCCATTGTAAAGTGCTAAGATCTTGGGCTTCGTCAATAATAACAACATCTACAGGTAATTCTATGCAACATCGTTCTAGTAAATCATTAAAATCAATGAGACTTCTGTCTGATTTATACTGGTTATAAACTTGTTTAAATCTATCAAATTCGTACCAGTTAAGATTATCCAGAGACATATTTTCCCATTGCTTTTCTGGGGGTTTACATTTTGCTCGGCTTAAAGACATAAGCGAAGCATATTTATCACCAGTCTTTGTCATAGAATAAATACCAGAATCTATATCAAACTTCTTTGAAAACTCAATACCAAGATGATCCCCTATTATTTCAAAATCAACAGGAGATATAATCTCAATACGTTTTGCATTTGTTGCATGAAAAGCTAGAGCATGGATTGTTTGAAAATATGGTAATTGTTTAGCACTAAATCCAAATTTATCACATGCTCTAGTCTTTGCTTCCAATACAGATTTCTTTGTGAAAGAGCAAAAAGCAATTCTCTCTGGTAAGGTACTTGATGATATTTCTTCTTCGATTATCGTTAATAGCCTTGAGGTTTTTCCTGTCCCAGGGGGGCCAAATATAATATTAGTACTCTGTTTCATGTGGAACCCCTTTGATATCAAAACCTTCGTTTTGCAAGGAAAACTCTTCGATAGACCATACAGCAACGCATTTTCCTTTTATGTTAAACTTATAATGCTTTGCATCTTTTCTTCTGAGAATTGACCATACATCAGCTTCTCTAAAATGTCTAAATCGTTGTAAATCGAGATATTTAGCAAGGTCTACTGATCTGAAAAATACCCTACCATGTTCATAATATGGTTTTCCAAGTAAGATTTCATCTTTAACCTTAGCTCTTGATTTACTAGAAACAAACTCTTCGAGATGAATCCAAAATTGTCCTTCTGGCCCAGAGTCGCTAGGAGATTCACAAATTTCAGCAGACTCTAGTAATTTATTAAGCGCCATATTCCAACGAACATCTTTTACTGGAAGAGGGCAACGTAAAAATACTCTGATGTATTCTCTGGTAAAATAGCTTTGATTCTTTATCATTTCTACAGAGACATCAAAGTTTACTTCCCCTATAGTAAAAACCCAGGTTGGTTCATCTTTTGATCCTGGTAAAGGAATATAACAGACAACTTTATCTACTTCATCAAGTACACATGGTCTTTTGTTCTTTTCTTCTTTATCATCGGCTTTTATACCAAATGGTACTGTTCTGCATGTTATTTTATCACAATACGTACATATTGGAATATCGCTGCATTTATAGACATACGTTCTTTTTTGGAGATTTTTTATGATTGTTGAAACTTCGCTGTATGTCCCTGGACCCATGAATCTGATGTTGTATTCATATACTTTGTCTTCCCAGCCGTTAACAAATTTCATTTTAGCATAAACGCCCATGCTAAATAAACCATTATTCTTAGAACCTACTGGGAAGCCATGTTTAACAAGATGTTGAAGACATGGTGGAGCATCTGCGAACTCCTCATCATTTGGAATCTCAAGCATTGCTGCAGGATCAAAAGCAACAAGTTCTTCTAATGATAAACGCAAATCATTAGCAATATTTACAAATTCTTCAAGTTCTAAGCTTAAACCATTTTTAATACAGTAACGACTTGTTGATTCGGAATTAAAATAAGCAGCATTTATCCAGTTACCAACTTGCTTATCTACAAGTTTTTCTTGCTTTGGGAATATCTCAGCATCAGGATAATTTAAAAGTCTGGCTACTAATGATAACTTCTTTCTAATTAACGCTGCTGGTGCTGGTTGTGCCATAAAAATATAAATATGAGCACCACCGCTTTTACTACGAAATAAAGTTAGTTCTTTTGGTAATTTGTTACTGAGTTCTTCTAAATCTAACCCAGAATATATATCTATATCAATGCAACCCCAAAGACAAGTATTGTCTGATCTTATTGGGATAATACCAATACCTGTAATGCCTTTGATATGATTTTCCCAATGTTTCTCTGTTAAAGGTCCTTTTACAGTTTGGGCTTTACCTTTTACCTTACCTTTTATATCACTTTCAACAATGACATATTCGCCATGAGCTTTTTCATTCCCAGAAAATAACTCCAGTAATTTATTTGCAATATCCATCAGTAGCTCCTGGAATATAGAGCGGTAGAATTTAATCCACCGCTCCATAATAACAATTAATGATGATTTTTATAACTAGTAAGGAAGATCATCACCATCGATTTCAGAAGCTTTGGCTGCACCAGAACGAACCATTTCACGGAATGCTTTAGCTGATTCATAAACTTCACGAGAAGTAACTTGAGATTCATGATCAATTTTAATACCAGCCCATGAGCCAAAGTCATTTGATTCGGGTACTGATGTTAAACGATACATTTGACTGTAAGATGGTTTTGTTGTACCACATATTGCTTGTGCAAGAGTATTCCATTTCTTGCTCTTTTTCAACTGGGTCGACGTCATAGTCAACAAAGCAGGTTCGGTTGTTCCATCAGGATTTACTATAAGAACATAATGCTCCATAGTATTTGTAATAACATTACCATCTTGGTCGAATTCTTCTCTTTTGCCTTTATCGTTTGTACGAGTTTCTTTTGACATTTTCATATATTCGAGAGGAGTTACTGATCCACGATAACCGCCACGATTAGGAACCCACAAATTGTATTTGTGAACAAAAGCGCAAGGAATAATAAGAATGCCTTCTTTACCTTTATAGATCTTACCTGAGGCGGTATTAAAGAAGTCGCCTGATTTTGCTCCTTCGATATACGAACCTTCCATCTCATCGCACTGAGGGGACATTTTCTGGAGAAGCGTAAGGAACGGAATAGCAAAACAATCAGAATCCATTTCTTCAAAACCAGAACCAGCATCAGTACTAAAATCAATAACTTCGCCTACAGCCGTTGTTTCTTTAACCGCTACATCTTTTGTTTCAGTTGGCTTTGCCATGGTAAATCTCCTTTGAGGTTTAATCTATTTGGTTTTAATAACACTCTTTGTTACTGGGGAAATACTAAAGAATTCTTCTGGGAACTCAATACCTCTTGACATTTGTTCTTTAACTGTGGCCTTAAGTGTTTGTGGGTGAACAGACATATTTTCAGATGCTCTGAATCCGTGCTCTTCACAAAACTTAATAAGTTCTTTAGCCGAATTAGATTCACCACGACCAAAATCAACAGCAACTTTGTCTTTAACAATATCGCCCAGGCCATTATTATCAAGCCAGTTTATAGCTTGAGCAACAAAGTCTTTTCTGATAGAAGCATAAACGTCATTCTTAATAGTAATCTTACAGCCGTTTGACATTTTGAACTCGGACATACCAATTGTTGCCATTGTTTCTGGGATATATACTTCAGAAACAAGACGTAAGAGCTCTTTTGTTTCTGACAATTTTTCTTCAATTTCACAGATATGACGCTCATAATACAGTTGTCTTTCTGCTAAATCGGAGAGTTCTGTTAATTCTACGCTAGTTGGGAGATTTTCCATTAGTAATTTACCTCATTTCTGATAGCATGAATCTCAGCCAGTTTTTCTTTTGCCTCTTCATTTTTTGTGATGTAATCTGTGATAATTTTTCCAATAGCATACGTATCGGAAGCAATAAAAATCCCAGAACAATCTTTTGCTTTAACTGTGAAACCGTTTTTCGTTTGGTAAATTGTAAATTTCATTTTAGTTCTCCTTGTTTTGATTTCGCCTATAGTTTAGGTCGATTTGAACTTCAATATAAGATTTGCTGTCTCTGTCCCATTTAAGACATTTTACGCGACCACGATTATTTTCACTAGCAATCATAAATGCAATACCAATTGCTGAAGGATCGCCAGTAGGAATTAAATAATCATCGTCACTAAAATATCTTAACTTTTCTTTCAGAATATCGATCGTTGGCCCTGGTGTCAAACTTACTCTCCCGCCACCCAGACAAGAAACAAGTTCGCCATAAGGCAAAGCTCTTCGATAATCCATTGTTGCAACCATTTCACCAGTTGAAAAGTTACGTTTTAAAACTTCTTGGACTACAAAAACTTTACTCATTTTTATCACCACCTTTATAATTTAGTTCTGATCGATTAAGATAAATAATATTATCACATCTAAACTATAATGTAAACGTTTATTTTTGTTGATTTTTATTTTATATCCATGAACTAATATCATCACCAGTTACAAGATCAGCCATACTCTTTTTACCACGTAATGTTTCAACAACTTTTTCATCAAGAGTATTTGATGCTATAATATCAATATATGTTACATTGTTCTTTTGCCCGATCCTGTGGCACCTGTCCTCTGACTGGAGGCGATTTTCAAGACTGAAGTCATTGGAGTAGTAAACTACGGTGTTGGCGGCAGTGAGGGTGATGCCTTTGCCCCCAGCTTGGACATGTCCAACGAAAAAGCGACATGCATCGTCATTTTGGAATCTCCGTATGTTATCAGACCTTGTCTCGTTGTCAACGCCGCCGTGATATTCGACGGCAGACCTTTGACCAAAAGTTGTAGTAATCGCTCGGCATATTTCAGATATTTCAGATCGGAATCTTGCCCAGATAATAGCTTTTCCATTTGTTTCCTCCAGTAACTCTATTAATGATTCAATTCGTGGGTTGACTTTATCAATTGGTTGTGGTATAGCTTGTTTTAAACTAGGGGTATAATCAAAGTCAAAACAATCTTCGCTGTTTATCGGTAAGTCTTGATCAGGTACAAAGAATCCACCAACAATCTGCTGGAGTCTAAGGAGTTTGGTTAAAGCTAATGGAGCACTCATCACCATCCCATTTAATTCGGCAACAATATCCTTCTTTAGTTGTGTGTATAGTTTCCTTTGAAGCGCCGACAGTTCCACGTAACGCTTTGAATAAAGTTTCTCGGGTAAATCCAAACAGTCGTTCTTGGTCACCCGGTAACTGTGAGGTGCTATCAGATTCTGGAGTTCCTTGATGTTGCAATACGATTCCACTACTTGAAAACTTCTCCCTGCAGTCCTCATTTCTTTCATTATTGCATATTTGTTTCTGAAGGCGAAGTAACTCTGACACCGCAATATTTGTGAATCCAGAAATGAGAACTGGGTGAACAGGTCTAAGGGTCCCTGCGTTATGGGTGTCCCAGTTAGAATACGACGATATTTCGCATGAACTGATAATTTTAGCAAGCTCTTTGTACGGATCGCTTTCGGGCTTTTTATCATCGAACTTTCGTCGATTATCATTATACTTCGTAATGAGGTCAAAAAGTTCTTTGCGAAAAGTGCACCCTTCTTCGTGGCAAATGCCTCTATATTCATTACCACCACTTTTAGTCCTTTGTGGTTCATAGTCTTGCATAATAACTCCTCTTCCTTTTTATTTGGAGAACTTCTGTAAAGAGCACAACTATAATCGATATAATCTGGAGCATGATCTATATATTGCCCTGGCCAAACGTTAGTTACACCATTAGGTGCAATTATTAATGCAGCATCGATCTTACCATAAGCATAAAGCCAACAAGAAGTATCAACAATAATCTTTGATTTTCCACAACCCATTTCTAGTAATAAACCGTAAGCTTCTTTATCTTTAGATAATTCAAAGATTTCTTTTTGATGTGCAAAAGGTTTTGTTTTATAAAGATAATCTATCATTGACATATTGACCACCCACAAACTGGGCAATGTTTACATCCACCTTGTCTTATTAATTTGTTTCCACAATCAGGGCATTTATCCATTTTATTTCTCCTCCTTGTAAATCAATTGAGCATAAAGATCGTTGAAATTTATTTTTTTAGTCCAATGAGGTATTCTTTTCCACTGTTCTGTTACCCAACCATCACAAAGTCGTATGGCAACAAAATACGGCAACAAATAAAAATCGTCTTCTACTCTTACAAATACCCAAACATTACCACTTAAATTTCCCCTGGTATTAATCCATAACTTTTGCTCTGGACGAAGAGGAAGTTTTAACTGGGTAGATTCTCTTTTTGGATACGATTCTATGTACTTTAGTTCGATGAATATGTGACCAATTTTGCTGTGAACTATTACATCAGGAACACCGTTGCCTGCTGACGATTCTATTCTTGTCATTAAACATTTGTCTGTTAATCCTTGTTTTAAAGTTTGCCATACATTAGACTCATTCATTATAATAACTCCATTTGCCCGATAGATTTAATTCCTATACTATTAAGCATTTTCTTTGTTTCAGTAACATAATATTGGTAATCAATATCTAATGGAAATAACTTAGGAATAGTTAAACACTGTTTTGCACCAAAACTATTTGGCACTTTGTTGCCTGATGTTTTATACTTGAGTTCTGTATAGATTTTCTTTGCATGATACCATCTGATAATTTTATTCCCATCGGTTGTCCCTCCATTTACAGTACGGAGAGTAAGAAACTTTGTTATATCTGTACATTCCCGGATTGTCTCTTCAATTGGTATTTTATTTACTAGAAATTCAATGATGGCTTCAGCACAAATCTCCATATTTGGATTCTTTTGCCAATCACCAGGTTTAAAACATCCTTTGATTTTTACACTTTTATCAAGTTTGATAGCAATATAATTGTTAACATCTCTTGAATAAAGTTCTGAATATTCTGATTTTTCCATTTCAAACTGTGTATCCTTTTCCCATTTAGCAATTATCTCATTAAGCAAATCGGATCTTGACCAACGGCATTTTATAACTATCCCATCAGTATTTGCTGATACAACTTGGATTCCTGCTAATTCTATCCGCTCAATTAACATCAACAATGCCAGTTGTCCTGTGATTGTTACTTGTATCAATAAGTCTGGCGCATATAGCTTGCTGTAGATGCTTCCTAGTTTGCCAAACGAGCCATTGATAACAATCTTAAGCGAATCTGCGTCTGCTTTGTTACCGGACTTCTTGGCGTGCAATCGTTCATCTACAAGTCCCTTATAAACTTCTAGGAACTTTGGCCCAAGTCTCTCAGGATATAAACCTTGGTTAAGAATGATTGCTGGGTAATAACTTGCCACATCTGCATCAACCAAAAAGTATTCTTTATCTGCTTTAAAATTCACAGATTTTTCATTACTGTGTAAACCCCCCATTCCAACAGTATACTTTATTTTACCAATCATTAACTGTTCTTTAAGTATTTCTGGTGGTTTAACTGTGTTTTGTAAAATCTCAAATAATTCTGTACTTAGCTTTTGCTTCAATTTATTTAACTGTGATGTTTCAAATTGAATAAATGCTGGCATTTTATAAATAAAATCGGGTTGCGATTTTATACTTGCCGGTATTCTGCCAATTTTATTGCTTATAATTGTTTCCGCTATTTGAGCATCTGACTTACTACGTAGATCCAATTTGAATTGATTAGACATATTTCTTCTTAACTGGATTTGTTTCTCCAGTTTATTAAAGAGTAAATGTGTTACTTCTAAGTCGTTACCACAATATAGCTTTACTTCTTGCTTCTCCTTATCAGTTAATTCCTTATCAGGAGAAAACGGTAACTCAGCAATTGTCTTACAATGCCAACGAGCTCCATATAGTTTAAGTCCTCCTTTACCTGGGCAAACTTCAATTAAGTCTATATGATTAATCTTTGTTACTTTGTCGCATGCAAATTCATTATAAAAATCAGAACTTCGCATATTATCTTGAATAATGGCATTGCAAGCATTCTTTAATAGTTTTTCATTTGCTCCATTAAGCCACAATCTGATAAGAAGTTCATCAAAACGAATACCATTGAAACTAACAAAGATATTGTCTTTTGCTAATTTCTTAAATTCGTCTGCGGTCTTTATTTCAAATATTTTCCCAGAATCAGTATCTTTACATAATACTAGGAAATAATTCTTGAAACATTCTACGTCAAAAATTAGCATAAATTTTTCCAAGTTTTGTTATTTAATACATTAAAAATTGCTGTGTAACTAATTTTATGTTTTTTAGCCATAGCCATTTTTGTTATACCTCCTTTTTTAAATTCTTCCCTTACAGCTAATACTTTCTCTTTAGTAAATACTCTATTATGACTTTTTGTATTATCATTTCTGTTTTTTGTAATCATATCAGTTACATTGTCTAAAGATGTCCCAAGAAATAAATGATTTGGATTTACACATAAAGGCGTATCACATTTATGCAAAACACAAATAGCAAGTAATATTCCTATGATTATTTGTACTATTAATAACATAGTCGTCTCCTTTCTAATTAAAGTAATGTTCATAAAATCCCCAAACTACACATATTAATCCGACAATTACTATTGGTTCCATTTATTATACCTCCTTTGGTGCTTGATAAAGTGTTCTCATTGCCTCAATTTGAGTTAAAGCAATGAGGTATTCTTGGTGCTCTATCTTATCCAATTTCAATTGGCCTGTGAGCTCCTCTGGCGAGCCTATGAAGCACCCTGTTTTGAGGATGACCTCTGATTCTAGGATGTATACTTGAAGAGCATCTGCCCTTGTACCCATCCTGGTGATTGTGAAATATTTGAGTATGACTGAATCTTTGTACTTTGCCCCGATCAGGTCTGCCCCGCTCAGGTCTGCCCCGCTCAGGTCTGCCCCGCTCAGGTTTGCCTCGCGCAGGTTTGCCTCGCGCAAGTCTGCCTTGTACAGGTCTGCCCCGCACAGGTTTGCCTCGCACAGGTTTGCCTCGCACAGGTTTGCCTCGCTCAGGTCTGCCCCGCTCAGGTCTGCCCCGCGCAGGTTTGCCCCGCGCAGGTCTGCCCCGCACAGGTTTGCCCCGCTCAGGTCTGCCCCGCACAGGTTTGCCTCGCACAGGTTTGCCTCGCGCAAGTCTGCCTTGTACAGGTCTGCCCCGCACAGGTCTGCCCCGCGCAGGTTTGCCTCGCACAGGTTTGCCTCGCACAGGTTTGCCTCGCTCAGGTCTGCCCCGCGCAGGTTTGCCCCGCGCAGGTCTGCCTCGCGCAGGTTTGCCTCGCGCAAGTCTGCCTCGCACAGGTTTGCCCCGCACAGGTTTGCCTCGCTCAGGTCTGCCCCGCGCAGGTTTGCCCCGCGCAGGTCTGCCCCGCGCAGGTTTTCTTCCTTGGTCTCATAAATAACTTGGCTTGTAAACCTATTTAATACTTGCATGATAATCTCCTTTTTATTTAGTTATAAGTCGCTTACAGCATCACGCCGTTTCAGCCTTAATGGACTCATCAGAGGGACAGCAATATATTGACCAATAACGAATGCCGCATTTAAGACAACCGGCAGCAACCATTTTATAACCACCAACATTGTATATATCATCAAAGAATGATAGCATTTCAATAGGACTAAGTGCTTTATAATTCAAGCCAACAACTAATAGAGATGTATTTGTATCATCGCGATAAATGATCTTCTTACCTTCAAGAGGTTCAAACTGGTTATTGATAAGCATACCTGCCGGCTGCTCGCCAATATTAAAGTTCATGCCTTTGCTTATTGCTATTTCTTCGATTGATAATCCTTCGGCGAGCATATTACTGGGGTGAAATGGTGCTGTTGACTTCTTAAACGATCCGTAAACACCTTTGCCGTACATAGTTGCTGCGTCCATGATAATCTCCTTTTAGTTCTAGAATGTCGGCGATTAGCCGAGAAGTAATGCTCTATTGATAGTTGTTCCATTAATACCTTTGTTAAGTTTAGCAGTCTTACCTGCTTCAAAACCTTCAGCAGCAAATGCTCCGACTTTCTTATTACTTGCTTTGCCAAAGGCGCCTTTAATCTCCTCTATATGTCGCTCAGCAGCTTTAATTCTATCATACAATACCAGACCTTGCTCTTGGATTATTGTTGCCCTGGCGTCAATAATTGCTTTGATCTGAATTCTTAAGCCGAGACTGAAACCGATATAAAATTCAACTGTATTCTCAGAGCTCCATATTTCGTCCCTAGACTCGTCAGGACTTGTCAGCTAGGATTGTACTAGGCGTCAGCTCCATCGAGCTCTGTGGCGAGTTCTTCAACACTCTTCTTTGCTTTCTTTGCCTTGACTTCTTTGATCTTCTCGGGAACAACATAACCTTCCGGCTGAATGCAAACTGTCTTGTCATTCGGGTCAGTTACCAGGTTGATTGCACCCAATGTACCAGCGAACTTAGGATTTTTCAGATAGCATACCTGATCGCTGATATTCTTTACTTCACAACCGAACTTCTCAGCAAGTTCTGCTTTCGTTGCTACACCGCCTTCTGTGAAGAATGTACGAAGTTTTGTCTGCAGACCTTCTGCCTTGGGGATTGCTACACCATTTTCATCGAGTTTTTCTTTTGCCATTTTTTTCGCTCCTTTAGCGATGAGATTCAGCGACAAGCTATCTGCATGTTCGCTGTTGTAAACTACTTTGGTGGGAACTTCATCAATCAATGCAACACCATTGACAAGCTTCAGAGATACAAGACCTTGAGAATATTTCTCATTCTGAATATTACTGATGAGGCTTTGAAAGCACTTGAGCTTGGCATTCTGATCGGCAATGAATTCGTCAACAAGTATGAATTTAGGTCCTTCAGTCAATATATTGTAGATAGTGTGAATGAGACCGGTTTTTACACGAGGTTCTGAGCTCTTTGTCTTCGGCTCTTTTTTGTTACTGATAGAAGACAACTCTTTGGTCAATAACAAATCCCAATACTTTCCAATCATATCATCGTATTTAGTTGCTTTTAGCTCTTTGGCATCAAGCTCAAGAACACCATTCAACTGTGCTTTAGTAAAGCTAAGCTCAGTTATATCCTCTATACTCATAACAAATTCAGCATCTTTGGGATTTGTCTTGTAAGCATCTTGAGTAGTTGCATAGCGGCCGATAAATTCTGCTGTCTTTGTTACTGCAAAGATTGTTGTTGTTTCCATGATAAACCTCCTTAGAATTTGCTCTGCCTTTGCAGAGAGTGGAATTAAACTGCTTGTTAATAATTTGCCAAGGTCTGTTTTTGTTTCGCGATGGTTATTAAAGAATTCAGCTTTTCTCATCTGACAGCAATCCCATTGATTTGAATCGCTGTCCGACACTATTGCAATGTAATGAACTGTTGATACTGTTTGACTGAAGACGATTGCCACGTGGTTACTGCCGTCTAGATAGACTTTCATCATATTCTCCTTTAGTTCTAGATTCACTCCCTGGGAGAGGATGTTCAAAAATCGAACATAATTTATAATAACACATTTAAAGTATAAGTACACAAAAAATGACCTTACAAAATTATTTATTGCTAATGTATTTTTGATCTATTACTGATGGGATTCTTGAAGATTCTTGAAGAATTTTGGTATATATAAATAATTGCGCGCGTATTGCAATAAGTGTGCCAAGTTTTCTATTAAATAAATTATTTATTCTTAATATGTTGCTCTAAGTAGTTGATTTTATTGCATTTTGTCCAGGTGTGAGCGAAAAAACTTTTGAGGGCTAACGTATGTACTGGTAATTCGTGTTGATCCTGGGCTGAATTTGGAGCGTTTGGAGCTATATGTGAATTGCTCTATGTTCTTTGTTAACTGGTGAGATATATTAGGAGAATTGCTGTGAGTTTGTAAGTAGTTGATTTTATTGACTAATATCTAAGGTGTATTGCGGTGAGTAATTGTTTTTGGCCAACGGACTGGTGTAACTATATGATATTACTAGATAAAATGGCCTTTTTTCATAAAATATCTATATATATGTCGAAATATTAGTCATTAAAACATTTTGTAATACAATTGTTTATAGATATTTTAGATATTTTAGATACATTGGATATTTTTTTAATATTCTTTATTCAACGTCACGGAAAAAAAGTGAAAATATTTTCCCCCCTGTTTTTTGTTTTCGACATATATATGAGACTTATTGGATATTACCTCTAGTCACACAGCCCCACAATTCCAACGATTAATCCAGTTAACAATCGCCAATTATCAAATAATATCAATCAGTTAGCACCACCCAGTTGGCCAAAAGCAATTAGCAGAGAGCAATTGTTAGAGTTTAATTAACATAGCACCACGGGCCAAATATTTTATACAAAAGCTATCTCCAATGAGCTTTTATCTATAGGTATTGGTCAATTGAACAAGAATAACAAAGAATATTTATATAATAATAGCTCATATGCTATCCTAATCGATCCATTCTCATATGCCGGTGACTCCCAATATATATCACACAGCTCGTTGACTAGGGACAGCTATCATTGGCTCTCTATCGTTAGATATGTCATTGGTTTGGCTATGGTTGATCGACCTGTGGCTTGTGGCTTGTGGCGATTTGTTCCCTGGCTGGCTGGCTGTTGTCAATTGCCCAGGGTGGGGGGTCCTCTGCCGCCTGTGTTTATTTAATAAATATATACCCCGTACATAATTTTTTCATTTTTTCATCAATTCTAATAATTCTAATATTTACTTTTAAATTTATATATATTATAATTATTTAAAATTACTACAGGAGGCAATTATGAAAAAACATTTACCGTTAGTTGGACGAACAATAAAATCTTATAATATAATAAGTAAAATAGGATTGGATGAATTTTTATTAATATGTTCTTGTGGAGAAAAAATTATTGCAAATAAACAAAATCTTTGTTTAAAAAATATAAAAACTTGTAAGTGCAATTTAAACAAAAATATAATTAGAAAGTCAAAATTTATAGATGGTATACCTTCTATAAAACATCCATTATATAGTTGTTGGAGCGCAATGAAATCTAGATGTAATTCAAAAACAAATAAAATGTATTCTTATTATGGTGGTAGAGGAATAAACGTTTGTTGTGAATGGACTTTATCTTTTGAACAATTTGTTAAAGACATTGGACCAAGACCTTTTAAATCCGCCGAATTAGATAGAATTGATAATAATAAAGGTTATTATAAAGATAATTGCAAATGGTCAACTAAAATAGAAAACATGAATAATAGAAATGTTTATAAAAACGGGATACTTATGGAATATAATGCCAAACTATTATCAATAAAAGAATATTCAAAATTAACCGGTATAAAAGAAAGTTGTCTATATGGTCGCAGCAGAAGAAAAAGATTATTACAAGCTAAACCTTTAGCCAACTAGCTAAATAACTAGGTCATATCCAAAAAGTCTATATATATGTCGAAATATTAGTCATTGTAGCTGAGTGTATTACCAGTGTTTTGTAGTGTGACGTTGATTAAAGATATATAATGTATCCAATATATCCTGAAATATTTGTATTACGTATTTTTTTAATGACTAATATTTCGATATATATATACTAAATAAATAATTAGCAGGAAGCAATTAACTATTTACTTCTCAGTCAATTTGTAGTAATATTATAAATAATGATCTATATTATATAAAAAGAGGCAAACAGCAATGGCTATCGGCGACAGTTTACCAAAGCTAAATAAAGACGCAAGAGCCACGATTCTTCTAGCTTTTGAAGATCTTGGTGGACTTCCTCGACTTGTCCAATGGGCTAACGATGCAAATTCTCCACAGAATCTCAGTACATTCTACACCCAGATCTGGGCTAAAATAATTCCTAAAGAAATAGCAGCTAAGATTGACACAAATCAAAAACTCAATATTACGTGGGATTGCGAATCTCAGTCAATCGAAGATTATACAACAGAAGACGGAACGTCTATCGGTAGTATTATAGAAGACGCTATTGAAGACGATGAGTAGTGTCAAGATTGTAATACCATACAGGCCAAGACCACAATTAGCATTTATCCATCCGAAAATTGAGAAGTGCGAAGAATCTTGTATTGTTCTTCATCGTCGTGCTGGCAAAACATATCTTCTTATAAATCACATAGTTAAAAAAGCAATAACCTTTGATGGTAATGATGGTGAGTTTGCTTATGTTGCCCCTTATCTCAAACAAGCAAAAAGGATTGCTTGGAAATATCTTAAACGATTTACAGACCCAATACCAGGAAGAGTCTTATCTGAATCTGAATT